GTGGAAGGTGGTGATAACAATTAGTGATGTGGCCGCATTTATTGAGGACGGTTCAGCGGTGGATATTATGGCGTCCGTTATCAGTCAATCCGTATATGATTCATCGGGTCACGTCATTCATGCGATGTTACCGCGGGAATATTCAGAGGGAGTGTGCTCGTTATTGCCTGGATCAAAGCGCTATGGTCTATCTTTGGAGTTCTTATGGGATGGACAGCGGATTAGTGAATCCAAATGGTATGAATCGGAACTGGAGGTGAATCGTTCGTATTCGTATGAGGAGTTCCAAGCAGAGGTCTCAGAATATCAAAAGGTGGTCAAGTCGGTAGCATCTTATTTGTCGGGAGAGGAGTTACAGGATGCACATCAATGGGTGGAACAGTTCATGATCTATTATAATAAGGAGGCAGGAACGATATTAAAAGAAATGGGGTGTGGTTTGTTGCGACGTCATACCGAAAAAGAGCGAGAGCGTGTGGAGTGGTTTCGCAATCATCTACCTGACTGGAAATTTCTTGCGATGTCTTCTGCGGAGTATGTCTTATCAGAAGAGAAGGATACCTATCACAGTGGACTAGAAACAGATTCCTATACACATGTAACGAGTCCTATCCGACGTTATGCGGATTTGGTCAATCAGCGAGCAATCAAGTGGTGGATTCATACGACACCGAGCCAGCGTCAACAAGATCTATTTATTGTTCCTGTTGCTCCCTATGTATTTAATGAACGAGAGCGTGCAATTAAACAATTTAGTCGTGATATGATCTTTCTAGAGGCGATACAGTCAGGAAAGACACGCGTAAAGGCAATCATTGTAGAGAAACAGGAACAGATCTGTGGGGATGGATCACCTGAATATCGTATTCGGTTCTATGTCCCTGAATGGAAGAAAATGATATCAAGCGTGTATCGGAAAGTGGAGGAGGACGTCATCTCCATGAAAGATGAAACGGAACAGAGACGGATTGTCATTGGATCGGAGCACGAGATTCAATGCGCAGTCAACTGGTCTTCACGTAACTGGAAGGAACGTCTAATTATTCAATGGATGTAAGACATATTTTAAACCTCTTATAAACATTTGTATCATACAGGCGATCAACTCTTTTTTTTTCAAAAATAAAATTGATGGCACTCTACCCTAAAAAAGATACTAAGGGCAACCCACGTTAATAAAGGACTTAGACAATCGTTTCTACAACCAAGACAGAATGCCAGGCGGTTTTCATCAACATTCATCGGACATTGAATCCATCATTGGAGTTCAGTTCAGCATCCTCCCTCCTGAGGAGATTGAGCGTCGTTCCGTGGTGGAGATCACTACACAGACACCGTATGAGGGTAATGAACCGAAGATTGGCGGTTTATTTGATCCCCGTATGGGTGTATTAGAAAATGGTAAAGTATGTCGCACCTGTGGCCAAACGAATCATGGTTGCCCCGGTCATTTCGGTCATTACCGTTTGACCCGTCCGGTCTATTATATTCAATTTCACGCAATGATTATGAATGTGCTAAAATGTATTTGTATTCGCTGCTCCAAGCTCCGCATTGATAAGGAACATCATAAGGAGTTGCTCCATCGCAAAGGTGAGGCTCGTTGGAAAGAGGTGTTGTCTCTTTCATCGGGTATCAAGCGATGTGGTCAGGAGTGCGAGGATGGCTGCGGTGCCATCCAGCCAGACAAATTCACGAGGGACGGGATTGCTCGTATCGTGGCTCATTATCAGGAGTTGAAGCAACAACAGCCGTTGGAAGTGGAATACGTCCATACGCTGTTTCGTCGTATCAGTGATGAAGATGTTGATTTTATGGGTTTGAGTCGTTATTGGTGTCGTCCAGATTGGATGATTTGCACTGTGTTGAGCATTCCACCCCCACAGGTTCGTCCTTCGGTGGTTCAGGATAACAACCAGCGCTCCGAGGACGATTTGACTCATAAGTTGTTTGACATCATCAAAAATGATAGGACTCTTCAGCAAAAGATTGAGGCCAATGCGAGCCGAACGGTGATCAATGAATACACAAATGTGGTCCAATATCATGTGGCAACGTTGGTGGACAATGAGATTCCTGGTGTGGCGCCGAGTGCGCAACGCAGTGGTCGTCCATTGAAATCCATTCAACAGCGTCTGGGTGGTAAGGAAGGACGCATTCGTTTCAACATTCAAGGTAAGCGTGTGGAGTTTTCGGCGCGTTCGGTCATTACACCGGACCCCAATTTGAGTGTGGGTGAGCTCGGTGTGCCGTTGGAGATTGCGATGAATCTCACGATTCCTGAGCGAGTAACCCCATTTAACTTGAATAAACTCTACAAGTTGATCCAGAATGGAGCCGATAAATGGCCGGGTGCGAAGACGATTGTCAGGAAAGACGGTCGTATGATTTCGTTAAAGCATGTGAATACCGCGGAGATTGTATTGTATGATGGCGATGTCGTGAACCGTCACTTGATGGATCAAGACATTGTCCTCTTCAATCGTCAACCCACACTTCACAAAATGTCCATGATGGGTCACCGCGTCAAAGTGTTGCCCTACAAGACATTCCGCTTGAACGTTCTGGTCACGAGACCATACAATGCTGATTTTAAGAAGGGATATAAAGCCTAATCGATCTATTTACTTTTAGATCAAGATGGCAGGTGTTGTGTATCAAATTAAATGTATTCCAACCAATTTATCATATGTTGGCCAAGCAAAAAACTTCAAAGTGAAGAATAATATTCCATACAATTATGGAGCAATGGGAAGATGGAGTGATCATGTGAGCTCTTCTAAGACTCGTAATACACCACTCTGTCAAGCGATAAAGCAATATGGAAAGAAGCAATTCACAATTACAGTTCTAGAGGAGGTTGCTCTAGAAGAACTAGATGAGAGAGAAGCAGTATGGCTCTCTCGTTTGAATTGTATCTATCCTAATGGCTATAATGTCGCATCACATAGCCGAAATCGTCACCGTGAAACATCAAATCTTCATACCTTCTACATGGATCGTGTTACTTCTGCGACTATCAATCCCATTCGTAAAAATGGGGTGTATCGTATTGCGTATGTCTATTTATCTCTTCATAATGGAAAGATAGAAAGAATCGCATTTGGACAGAAATCAACAACGACATTTGAAAAAACTATGGAAGAGGCAAAGATGTTTCTAAATCATTTGGGATGTCCTTATAGCATCACCAAAGATTATAGTGAAAAATTTTCGGAACGCTACCAAACTAAGTTGGATGAATTCAAAGACAAGAAGATAACCTCCATACGTATTACAAGTGCGTCCAATCTAATAGCAGTCTACATCGGCACCGATGAGATGAAGCTAAAGAAGGAACATATTCGTATTTGTTTTGGAGGAAAGCAGACCTCAAGGGAGGATGCTTATGCTATAGCCATACAATTTGTAAATCAATTGGGTACATTGGATGCCAAAATCATTCAAGATTCCATTAGAAGTCAGCAACAGGCGACTGCTTCGAAGGGTGATATACCACCTACGAAGGAAAACAGTGTAAGTATATCCATGGGTTCGGCCTTACCAACCGAATCTGTGATCTAATCGCCTAGTGTCAAGGTGTTCAAAGACACTGAGATGCAAGACCCTCAAATTCAGGGGACCCCCTAAAGCTTAATACTACGAACCATTTTCTGAAAAGAGGGTGGGGCCACGGAGAAAGACCGTAATGGAGATCGTAACAACGTATTGAGATGTGAATGAGCCACCCGTGGGGTGAGCACATGAACAATGGGCAATCCTGAGCCAAGTGCTAATGCTTCCTAACCGCAAGGTAGGAGGGCGATGCATGCTGTGCAACGAGTAGATGTGGGTCGGTGGAGGGTTCGGAAGAACTCTACGCTTAAGGTGTATTCTAGTCCCCTTGGGAAACCTTGGGGTAGTAACGTTCGATGGTGACGAGATGAACGCACATATCCCCCAGTCCTACGAATCCATGGTAGAACTGGAAGAAATCGCCGCGATCCCTCATCATATTATTACGCCTCGTCATGCGAAACCAATGATC